CGTTTGACGGCCATTCATACCGAGGCATCGATTAACATGCCCACCGTTGAATGTCATGAGAAGCATGGCTGCACACAGTTTGGTTTCGGAGTTCGTGTCCGTGTACCCGTCGTTTCTCGAGTATGCACCCACAACGAGCAGATAGCCGTTGTCAATAGAGGTCTACTCATGAGGCCGATTGAGGACAACGCGACCTGGGATGAACTAGACAAGCACTTTGACAACATGTTGCCAGCGGTTGAGGGATCGCCACACTTGGTTGATGGCCGACTGAAACCGCCCAGGTTTGTGGATTGGGTAAATAGGTTCCCACCAAACCGACGAGAAGAGTTGTTCCGCGCTAGAGCGGACCAACGAGAGCTCCTAGACCACGTCAAACGTATCATCAAAGCATTTATTAAGCGTGAGCATGTGATGAAGTCGCACCCGGAGGCTGACGACGCATCGACTGCAGGAGTTGATTACTATGATCCCCGTTTGATTCAGGGGAGGAACCCTTTATTCCAGGTGATGACTGGCCCACCAACGTATGCCTATACAAAGTACGTCGCCTGGCTTTGGAATCAAGACGCAACCATCGGACTTAGGAGTCATGATGAGAAGAGACCGGTAACTACCGTGGTCTATACGAGCGGCATGTCCGCTGAAGAAATCGGCACTCTACTGCAGTATCACCACACCCGCATATCTAAGTTTGGTAGGGTGTATGTGTTTGAGAGTGACGCTGTTAGGTTTGATGCGCATGCTAATAAGCGTGCGCTGCAAATGAAGAACAGACCATACCACCGATTCCGTCTCAAGAAGAGGAATCTTGATGTGATCCTAGACACCATTGGCACTAAGGGCGTCACTCGCCTAGGTGTGAAGTACGCAAATGAAGCCACCGTAAAATCAGGTGAAGGCGATACTTCTGTGGGGGACACAGCAATCAATGCCACGGAGCATGACTATGCGGCTCGCATAGTTGGTATACCAACTGAGCAGTACCTGTTGTGTTCCGTGGGCGATGATATAGTGGGTTTGGTTCTGGAGCAACACGCTGAGGCGTACTTCAATGCAATAAACTTGGTTACTGAGAAAGCCGGGTTTGAAATCGAACCGTTTATCTTCACGAACATGTACGACGCGGAGTATTGTTCAGGGCGCTTTTACCCCACCGACTCAGGGTGGGTTTATGGCCCTAAGATTGGACGAATATTGTCCAAGACTTTCTACTCCAGGAATGATTATTCCGACCACGAGGGCACCCGCTGGACATTGGCCGTCGCTCAAGGATTAGAGCGAGACACTAACTTTGTACCCATCGTTAGAGTTGTTGTCCAACGCACTCTCGCCATATACTCCCACCGGACACCAATGGTCATACGTGAGGACCAACGGATACACGCAACTGATTGGCATGAGGCTGTCACTGAGACGTTCTTGATGCTGGAGCACATCTATGGGATAACCACTGATGAGTTCTTAGCTCTTGAGGAGTATCTTGACACCCATGTCCACAGTTTGCCTTGCACCGTTGAGCACCCGGTATTGGACCGTATAGTCGAGCATGATTTGCCAGTCACTGACCAACCAAGGAGGTCGCAACTGCTGCCCGGGGCTCTACCCTGGCGCAGGTTGATAGCCGCACTGATAAACGTTAGCGGCGATATATGGAGGGTATTTTGGAGGGCACGGATTTTCAGCATATGGATGACAACCCTCCGCAACTTCATTAACGCCTATTTCGCGGCCGGTTTTAAACGGGATGACATACCAATATTTGATGTAGTCATGGCCCCAATCCTTGAAGAGACTGCAAAGAGCTTGCACTTCGGCGTCACAATTAGCATTATCGCCGTTGAGATGATTTGTTACACAGCTTTGGGCCGGT